AGAATACAAGTTATCAAGGTGCAGAATCGGATTTTTATTATGTTCCGGTATATGCTCCCAAAGGTGTGGTTTGTCTTATGAGTGCGGCATCTTATTATAATCTGACAACCTATAGACCAGATTCTATAGATGTGGCTATTCAGAGAAAATCGAAGATTTCTACGATGCCAGATTGTCCGGCACTGTCTGTGTATTATTATGCAGATGACCGATTTGAAATAGGAGTTGAAACAGTACAGGAAGGCAAGAATCAGTTTAAGATTTATGATATCGAAAAAACAGTTGTAGATATAGTTTTCTTTCGTGAAAAGATAGGGATCGAGGAAACAAAAGAGATTCTTGTGAATTATCTTAGACGAAAGGATAGAAATCTTAACAGACTGCTGCGTTATGCTGAAATGTTGAAATGCGGAGAAATTATGAAAACGTATCTGGAGGTACTTGTATGATAAGTGCAATATCAGTGAAGGACAGATTGAAAAATCAGGCAAAAGAAGATGGAAGTACAATGCAGGATGAGATTCTGTGGGAATCATATTTATTTAGCTAGATATAAATTTGACTGTAGAAGCACAAAATATAATAAATTTATAAAATGCTTGCATTTAGATTGCGAATTGCAAGTATTTGTGATAAGATACAGTTGAAGGAGGCGATGATTATGGCAAGAACAGCAAATGTATTTGCACGTGTTGAGCCTGAAATCAAAGAACAGGCTGAAAGTGTACTGGACCAGTTGGGAATTCCGATGTCAAATGCAGTAGGTATGTTTTTAAGACAGATTGTATTGCAGAAAGGTATTCCATTTGAAATGAAATTACCAAGAACGGAACCATTAGCATATGGTTCTCTTACAAAAGAGCAGTTTGATAAAGAGATTGAAAAAGGTATGGCTGATGTAAAGGTTGGCAGAGTTTACTCAGCGGATGCCATTGAAGCTGAAATGAAAAGAGATTTTGGCTTATGATTTTTAATGTAGTTTATACTTCTGAGGCTAGGCAGGATTTAAGGGATATTTACGAGTATATTGCCTATGAATTATTGGCACCGGAAGCTGCGTCTGGGCAGACAGAGCGAATTATGAAAGCAGCTCGTTCTCTTGAGCAAATGCCGATGCGTCACAGACGTTATGAGGAAGAACCTTGGCATAGTCAAGGGCTACGTTTACTACCAGTAGATAATTATTTGATATTTTATCTGCCAGATGAAACAAATAATACTGTAAGCATCATCCGCATTATGTATGGTGGCCGAGATGTAAAAAAGCAACTAGACGAAACAATTTAAGAGTGTAATACGTGAGAGCATCTATCATGTGGTAGATGCTTTTCTTTTGCTCAAATTTATAGAGGAGTGAGACATTTATGGGAATTTTATCAGGAATTTTTAAATCAAGAGATAAGCCACAGAATGCCACATCAGGTAGTGCTTACCGATTCTTTATCGGTAGCAGTTCCAGTGGAAAGAACGTCAATGAGCGTTCAGCCATGCAGATGACAGCGGTGTATTCCTGCGTGCGTATCTTATCGGAAGCGGTGGCAAGCTTGCCACTTCATGTGTACAAATACAATGGAGATGGTGGTAAGGAAAAGGCGGTAAAACATCCGCTTTATTTTTTGCTCCATGATGAGCCGAATCCGGAGATGACTTCCTTTGTGTTCCGGGAGACATTGATGACACATTTACTCCTGTGGGGAAATGCTTATGCCCAGATTATCCGCAATGGCAAGGGAGAAATCATTGCATTGTACCCGTTGATGCCGAACCGAATGACGGTGGACAGGGATGATAAAGGTCAGCTTTATTATCAGTACAACACCAGTAAGGATGATGCACCGACCATGAAGGGCAGTATGGTGAATCTAAAACCTTCGGATGTATTGCACATTCCCGGTCTTGGATTTGATGGTCTGGTGGGATACTCTCCGATTGCAATGGCAAAGAATGCCATAGGAATGGCGATTGCCTGTGAAGAGTATGGTGCAAAGTTCTTTGCCAATGGTGCCACACCGGGAGGTATTCTGGAACATCCGGGAACGGTAAAGGACCCACAGAGGGTCAGAGACAGTTGGACTTCTGCTTTTGGCGGCAGTTCCAATTCCAATAAGGTAGCAGTTCTGGAAGAGGGGATGAAGTACACACCAATTTCCATTAGTCCGGAACAGGCACAGTTTTTGGAAACAAGAAAATTTCAGATAAACGAGATAGCTCGAATTTTCCGAGTTCCGCCGCACATGGTTGGGGATTTGGAGAAGTCGAGCTTTTCTAATATAGAGCAGCAGTCCCTGGAGTTTGTGAAATACACCCTAGACCCTTGGGTGACAAGGTGGGAACAGGCCATTGTCCGTTCTTTATTATCGGTGGATGAAAAGAAGCAATACTTTGTCAAGTTCAATGTGGATGGACTGCTCCGTGGCGATTATCAGAGTCGAATGAACGGTTATGCGATTGGGCGCCAAAATGGTTGGATGTCGGCAAATGATATCCGTGAACTTGAAAATCTTGATCGTATTCCGGAAGAGGAAGGTGGAGATTTATACCTTATCAACGGGAATATGACCAAATTAAAAGACGCAGGAATATTTGCGGGAAAGGAGAGCGAACCGAATGAAGAAGTTTTGGAAGTGGAAGAACCACAAGGTTCTGAATCAGGAGACACAGACGGAAACGGTGGAGAGAACACTGTTCCTAAACGGCACCATCGCAGAAGATAGTTGGTTTGATGATGACGTGACACCGCAAATGTTCAAGGAAGAATTGATGGACGGAAGTGGAAATATCACGGTCTGGATCAATTCGCCTGGTGGAGATTGCGTTGCCGCTGCCCAGATTTACAACATGCTCCGTGAATATAAGGGAGATGTCACAGTAAAGATTGATGGTATTGCTGCCAGTGCCGCTTCGGTCATTGCAATGGCGGGAGATAAAGTTCTTATGTCCCCGGTATCCATGATGATGATCCATAATCCGATGACGATTGCTTTTGGGGATTCCGGGGAGATGCAGAGAGCCATTGATATGCTTTTCAGTGTAAAGGATTCTATCATCAATGCCTATGAACTGAAAACCGGATTGTCCAGAGTGAAGCTGGCACATCTCATGGATGCAGAAACATGGATGGATGCAAACAAAGCCATTGAGCTTGGCTTTGCGGATGAGATCATCCAGAGAAACGGTGCTGTGGACATGGAAGTTCCACAGGTTTCCATGCTGTATTCAAAAACAGCGGTAGTCAATTCCTTAATGGATAAGATTGCTGAAAAGTGTCGAATCCAGCAGAAAAATGAAACTGAAAACAGTAACAAAGTCAAAGCCGATTCGCTGATGAGTCGGCTTAATTTAATGAAAAATTGGAGGTAGTAGAGATGACTATTTTAGAACTGAGAGAAAAGAGAAACAAAGCATGGGAAGCTGCTAAGGCTTTCGTGGAAACAAAGCGTGATAAGGATGGTCTGTTATCTGCGGAGGATGCAGCGACTTACGCTGAAATGGAACAGAAGGTGCAGAACTATTCTGCTGAGATTGCAAGAATGGAAGAGATGGAAGCTATGGAGGCAGAACTTAATAAGCCTGTGAACACACCTCTTACTGGTAAGCCTATGAATGGTGGTAAGGAACCTCAGAAGAAGACAGGTCGTGCTTCTGATGAGTATAAGGATGCAATGCTCCATGCAATCAGAAATAATTTTCGAAATATTCGCAATGTGCTTTCTGAGGGTATCGATACTGACGGTGGTTATTTAGTACCGGAAGAATACGATTCCAGATTGATTGAAGGTCTGGAAGAGGAAAACATTTTCCGTAGACTTGGTACAACCATTACAACCAGTGGTGAACGCAAGATTAACATTGCGGGTTCTAAACCGGCTGCAGCATGGATTGATGAGGGCGAGGCATTAACCTTTGGTGATGCGAAGTTCGACCAGATCAATCTGGATGCACACAAACTCCATGTGGCTGTAAAGGTTACAGAGGAACTTCTGTATGATAATGCATTTGGTCTTGAGAACTATCTGATCCGTGCATTTTCCAGAGCACTTGCAAATGCAGAAGAAGATGCGTTCCTTAATGGTGACGGTACAGGCAAGCCTCTTGGTATTTTTGCAGAACAGGGTGGCGGAGAAATCGGTGTAACTGCTGCGAGTGCAACAGAAATCACAGCCGATGAAATCATCAATCTTGTGTATGCACTGAAACGTCCTTATCGCAAGAAAGCAAAATTCATTATGAATGATGCGACTATTGCGGCACTTCGTAAGCTGAAAGATGAAAACGGTCAGTATTTGTGGCAGCCATCCTTACAGGCTGGAGAACCGGACAGACTCTTTGGTTATGAGGTAATGACTTCTGCCTATGTTCCTACCATTGCTGCAGGAAAGCCTGTTATCGCCTTTGGTGATTTCAGCTACTACAACATCGGTGATCGTGGGGTTCGTTCTTTCGCAGAACTTAAGGAACTCTTTGCCGGAAACGGTATGGTTGGATTCGTGGCCAAGGAACGTGTGGATGGTAAGTTAGTGCTTCCAGAAGCAGTGCAGATTTTGAAGATGGGTGCGTAATCCTAAAAGTTTGGTCGTGTCGGCTTAGTCCGGCACCATCTTACAATGCAACAAAATGTTGCTTG